CACGGGCGCCCGTCGAACCCGAACGTGACGCGTGTTCCCACGCTCGTGACGACCGAGGGACAGATTCTCGTCGGGTCCGAAGTCCGAAACTGGCTCGAGTCTATGCTTCCTGTAGAGATCGAGATGTGGAGCGGTCCTGGAGGGCTCTTGACCGCTTCGCTCGACGGGGCCGAGGGCGGCCCTGACCTGTTCGCACTCGATTCGTACGGACAATCCATGCAGCCCATACTGACACCTGAACTCAAAGAGAAGATTGGAAAGAGTGTCACGGATGCTTATCAACAAAAGAAATCAAGTTAAAAGGGACCCGTCCGAACACTCTAATGCACTTTCGGACCGTTCAGGCGAACGCTATTAAAGGAATATTCGAAGTCCTCAAGGATATCATCAACGATGTGAATGTCATCTTTGACTCTTCGGGTATGAAGATCCTGACGCTCGACACGGCCAGGGTGACGCTGGTCCATATGACGCTCGCGGCCGAGAATTTCGAAGAGTACTCGTGTCCTCAGCCCATCACGGCCGGTCTGAACATGGGCAACACGTTCAAGCTCCTCAAGTCGGTCTCGACAGCCGATACGCTCGAAATGAGCATCAAGGGCACAGAGCACCTCGAGTGCCACATCGAGAATGTGGCCAAAAAGTCCAAGACGAGTTTTAAACTGAAGCTTTTGGACATTAACGAGGATATACTCGAGGTTCCCGATATTTCCATGGATATCATCACGACCATGCCAAGCATAGATTTTCAGCGTATCGCCCGAGACATGGGCAACTTGGCCCGGGACATGGAAATTGTACGCGAGGGCCAAATGCTCACATTCTCGTGCTGCGGCGACTTTGCGGACCAACAGACTGTCCTCGAGTTTCCCGAGACGGTCCCGAACCGTACGGGCTCTTCGTACAATCTCAAGTACATCAACATGTTCACGAAGGCGACGAGTCTTTGTTCATCCGTACAACTTCTTCAGGATTCATCAGACCAAGACATGCCCATCGTGTTCAAGTACGGTATAGCCAACCTCGGTGACGTCAGGTTCTACTTGGCCCCGAAAATAGAAGAGTCTTAAAAGAAAAAGTTTTAAAAAAAATAAAATGGAAGCCCGGTTCAACGAAAAGGTACGTGAGTTTCAGGCCCTTATAGAAGAGACTCGGGACCCGAGGGTCCGGAGCGCCCTCGAGGCTGAAATGTATGAATATATGATTCTTTCCGCGCCTTTTATCCGTGAGTACCATGAAGAGACGGACGCCACGGTCACGAGCACGAAAAAGGTCGCCGGAGTCCAGATCCAGTCTCGAAAGGGCATACAGCGCCAAGACATATACAAGTCGTACCTCGAGAATGTCGAGGGCCGGGACATGCCAACGGCCCGACGACGAGACGAGGCGCACCTTTTACCGTGTAGGGCCTGTGGAGCCATGTACTCGAAAGTGCTCGATGAAGTCTCTTCGGAAGAGATCTGTAAAGAGTGTGGCGTGTCCGAGTTCTTTTTGGGCGACGAGGTCGGCTTCAAGGAGGAACAAGAGATGGAGAAGAACATCGTATATTCATACAAGCGTGAAAACCATTTCAACGAATGGGTCAGTCAGTTCCAGGCCAAGGAGTCGACGAGCGTCCCGAAAGAAGTCATAGAACAGCTTCGGGCCGAGTTCAAAAAACAAAGGATCAAGGACCTTTCGGAGATTACGCACGAAAAGGTCAAGGCCCTACTCAAAAAGCTCGGACACTCGCGGTTCTATGAACACGTGCCATACATCACGACGATTCTCAACGGGATACAGCCCCCGACCATGAGTCAAGCTCTCGAGGAGCGTCTCAGACTCATGTTTTATCAGATTCAAGAACCTTTTGAGAAACATCGACCAAAGGATCGAAAGAACTTTTTGTCCTACTCTTTCGTTCTTTACAAAATGTGTGAATTACTCGGCGAAGACGATTACCTCCCGTGTTTTCCCCTCCTCAAGTCCAAGGAGAAATTGTACAAGCAAGATGAGATCTGGAAGGGCATCTGTAAAGAACTTAAGTGGGCCTTCTACAAGACCATCTAATAAAGCAGACGCGCGTCTGTCTGGAAAAATGCTGTGGCCCCAGCACGTGTTCTTCACGCAAGTGGTCCTGGGCACCACAACCTTGTGGTCCGTGGCCCCTGACGTACCCATGGCCGTGTTCCTCGCGCCCTGGGCCCCTCCGTGGTCTCTCGTACAAGACTGGTGGCTCTATTCAGTCTTGTACAAGGTCCCGCATTCTTTTTTGTTCTTACTTTTGATCCGGAACGAGAGGATCAGGAAAATATGGGCCTTGCACATCTTTCTCGACGTGCTGACTCATACGGGCCGGTGGTCCATAGAGCCCTTTTGGCCCTTGGGTGGACCTGTGGCCGGGTTCGGAGACGCGTATGTATGGGTCTAGGCCGCCTTGAGCCGCCGGCTCCGGCCCCGACTCGTGTTCTTCTTTTTGACCAAGGCCATGGCGCCTATAGTTCCTATGACTGCAGACTCCACGGGGTACCGAACTGCCGCTCGACCCGCCTTTCTGAGCGCAAGCGCGAGACCGCTCCCGAGCGTACCCGTCATGTCAGCCGCAAAGGCTCGTGAAAATGAATTGGCGCCCTGGAGAGTCGGTGCCGTCCCCTTGTACTGCATGTACGCATATACAAAGTGACCTATGATCTGAGCAATCTTGTACCGGATGGTGCTACTGTTCGCGGCGCCCCGAATACTCTTATCAAACGCATTCCCTATCACTCGCGTGGCCTGTGCAAAGTAGGTCGAATTTGTTGATATCAGGACGCTCTGTACGATACCAGACAGGGCCGTGAACGTCACAAACCATCCTATGGTCATCACGGGGGTCGCCATGGCCAAATTCATACGGCCCTGACGCACGGCCCTGAACGTCTGAGGCAGACCGAACACGAGCTGGATCGTGAACCTTGGGTCGGCCCACGCCGCTGGAAAAAAGCGCTGAATGCCCTGAACGGCTCCGTACGCGATGAAAGATTGTGTCGCTGTGTGGAGCACGTGCTTTGTTTTCACAAAACGAATAACGGGCCGAGGGGCGCTCGGTTCAATATTCCCGGCCGCAACAGTCGCAAGCATATCAAGTGCTTGTTTGTTCGGACTCCTCCGACCACCGTACAAGTTTGGAGGGCTCATATTACTTTATGTTACGAGTTTATTTCTTCCGACCAAAGACCTTTCGGTACTTGCTGTGGATCCAACGCGCATCCTGCTTGTAAATGCGACTGGCCCGAGGCAACGTCCGCTTGGTCAAGGTGCTTATGGCCACGAGGCGCTTCACGACGGCGTGTGGGTCCTCGTGGCCCTTAGAGACCGCCTTGGTCAGGGCCTTGTGACGATTGGTCGGCGCCTCGACCGGGTGGTACCCGTACGAGGTCAACATGCCCTTCTTCAACCGGCCTATCACCTTGGGGCTCTTGCCTATGGCCCCCACATCCTTGGTCGGGACGGGACGCACGCGGGTCAGGCCCGCCTTGCGCACGTACGAGTACGACTTGCGCTTGGTCGTCCCCTTCACGAAGATCCGTTTCTGCTTCCGGTGCATGACGTACCCGGATCGAATGATATGAGTCATTTACTAAGGGCCAAGATTTTTGTCCGTTACAGAACAGTCTGAGCCGGTCCGCCCCAAAGTCGAACAGATCAAGATCTGAAGGATTCACGAGAAGGGTCGGGACGTTGTACGTGTGACGCATGCGAAGAGCCCCCTGAAGTATATTCATGATGAATGTCTGAAGGTTCTTCGTCGTATTCGGAAGTCCCCGGTCCGTTCGGAGCGCGAGCGTCAGGGACGGGTCCTGCCCCATGAATGGCGCGCCCGGTATCTCCTCCTGGAACGCACCGTCGATGTATCGCCAGGGTCCTATGAGCACGGACGAAAACACGAGGGGCACGGCTATGGTGGCACACACGACGTCAAGCACGGACTGGGTCGGGTGGGACCTCCACGAAAAGTACTCGGTCCGTCCGAGGTCAACGCAAAAGGCCGGGATGTACAGGTCTACCGGTCTCAGGTCCCTCAACTCTTTGAAAGTCAAATCAGTTTTTTTAAAATATTTTTTAAAAATTTCTGAAATGAGTTTTCGAACACGAGCAAGGGGCACGAGCCCAAAGTCCGACCCGAGGAGGTTCTTGAGGTTCGGACGCATCAAGGTCTTGATCGGAACGTGAAGTGCAAAGTCGAGCATCTCTGGAATGTCACCCCGTGCGGCAACCCAGAGAAGCGCGAGGAGCCCGCCCGCGCTCGCCCCGCTCACAGCCTTGACGTGCGTGAGATCGAGACGGGACATTTGGCCCAAGAATAGAAAAAATGCCATGGCGCCCGGACCTATGATGAGGTTCCGTGGGGTCATTTTTTTCCCTAGTAGTATTGGGGGAACGTAATTCTTAACTGTGAAAAGATAAAGAGGAACACGAGACCCTTGATGACGATGACGGCGGCCGGGTCGACGGAAGCGGGCCCCGGGACCATCGTCAAGAGGCCCGCGAGCACGCCCGGCACGACCACGTCCGCTGGAGTCGTGTTCATCTTGAGACCGAACCGGACCACGAGCCACGTGAACAAGGGCACGACCAAGAATGTATACGGCCGGACGCGCGCGTTCACGAGTCCGGCCATGAAAATGGTCGCCGGAACAGCCACCTTGGGTGCAGCCAAATCGATCATCATTTCTGTTTAGTAAAAGTCAATATAATATTCGAGCCAGACTTGAAACGCCTGGGGATCCACGACGCTCTTGGTCGCGAGCCGACGCCACAGGTCACAGACGGGCACTTTGAGATCCACGTTCTGCCACCACTTGGCCGGTTCGCGAATCAACTCACAAAAGTCTTCGACGCTGTACCGGAACCTGACGCGGCCACAGTGGTCATAGACAAACTCCTGGATGAGACACACGTCCGAGTACAGCTCGTCACTGTACATAATCTCCCAATCTTCCTGGCTCAGGGGTTCCTTTTCGTTTTCAGGGCCCTCTTCACAGTCCGGAACTTCCTGGTCCGGACGTCTAAACAGAGCGTCTCTCGAGTACTCGTCTCCGAGACCCATCTATTTACTTGTTTTTTCAAGCGCTGCTTTGCTTTAGACCGGTAACACTCACGGTCGAGACGTCTTTCAGGGGCTGGGCATCTTCGATCGCCTTGATGGCACCGTCGACCCGGCCTGCGTCTCCCTGGAAATAGTTCAGAAGGCCTGTCCGAATCACCTGCTTCGTGATGCCGCCCTTGGACTTTTTCTTCTTGAGATTCACCTTGACCTGGTCCTTGACCTTGACCGTGTCTATGTCGTTTGTGGCCATGTGGCGCGTCACGAAAGACTTGAGTTCCTTTTCGCGTTTATTCAGAACAGCGAGATCTTTGCGGGCCTCGCTCAACTGGACCTTGAGTGCTATCCATTCTTTCATAGCCTCGGAAAAATCCATTACTTTTTGTTACGATTTATTTAGACCTGCTGGAGCGCAATCAATCACTGGTACTCGGGACTTATCTCGAACTTGGGACGCATGGTATCCGGAGGAATCGTGCTGAGGTTAAAGATGCTCACGGGCGTGCGTGGGTTGATGGGCTCGCTGCGGAAGTCGCGGTTGGCGTTACGCAGGACGCCACCGATGGTCTCGGGGTAGCCGATCTGGCTCCGTGGGTCCAGGTAGTTCTGGCCCTGGAGAATGGCGTCCGGGGAGAACTTGCCGAAATCCTCCATGGTCACAATCTCACGAGGGATCAGACCCGCAGCGCTCACGTCATACGAGGCACCATTTGCAGCGCTGACTGGGGCCGGGGCCAGTGTGTTCTGAGTCACGCCCGGGCGGTCGAGGTCGGCGCCCTGGACACTGTCCGTTGCGTAGTAGCTAGGCATGGGGTAGAAAAGCACGGCCAGCAAAACCACAAGAAGGGCAATAGCCACCACGGTC